AGTGCCGCCTTGACCCGCAAGTGCCCGTCCACCAACGTCTCCACGTTCCTGTCTCGCCCCCAGGCTGCGTTCGTCCGCAGGTTGACCAAGACCCTAGCCACGAACCCGACGTCGTTCAGGAGGGACGTCAGCTGGCCTTCCTGCGCCAACCCGTGCGTGCGCCAGTTGGCTGGGTTCGCCAGGAACTGGCCTGCTGGCACCATCCCTGACTTGACGATCCGATTGCCCCACGGAGCAGACTGCTTCTTGGCCATGCCGTTATTCCGGATAACGTCGCGCAGGCCACTGCCAGCTGACGCCTTCGAACCCGGCTTGCTCGCCTTGCTGCCGCTCGTACAGCCACTGCCTGCTGACGGCTCCCATCGGTTGCCGTCGCCTCCAGAGCCACTGCCGGATGAATGCCCACCACGTCATAGCCACTCCACCTCACCCTTCACCACGTCAAACTGATCCGACGCGGAGTCCGTGCGCTCCATCAGCTCCACCACCACGTCGTACGCTTCGCCTTCGCTGCGTCGGATGGCTTCCAACATCCCGCTCGGTCTGTCCAGAACCATCCATACAGTCCGTAGTGTTTCCAACATCTCAGTACTCCACTGCCAGGTTCCCGAACCAGGCGCATTCCGAATTGAAGTAGAGCCGCCGCACGCCGGTTGGGCCGTTGCGCTGCTTCGCAATGATACACTCCGCGATGCCTCGGTTCTCCTCCGTGGCCGCGTGCATCTCTTCGCGGAACAGCAGCATGGCGATGTCGGCATCCTGCTCCAGGGCACCGCTCTCACGCAGGTCGGACAGTTGCGGTCGCTTGTCGCGCCGGTCCTCTGGCGCACGCGAGAGCTGCGACAACGCCACCAGCGGCACGTCTTGCTGCTTGGCCAGCTGCTTCAATCGGCCGGAGAGCACGGACATTGCACCGGAGCGGTTGTCGGCTTCGACGATCAACTTCTGGATGTAGTCGATGACGATGAGCCCGAGCCCTTCTTCCCGCTGCCGCAGCCGGTCGCACCACGCCGCAATCTGCGCCAGCGTGTAGGCTGAATCGATCAGCACCATCGGGATGTCGTGGAAGACCGCCACGGCCGCTCCCAGCCGGTCGTAGTCGCGCTCCACCAACGCCTTGGCGCGCAGACGGCTCATCCCGATCTTGGACTCTGCGCCGATCATCCGGGCCATCAACGCCTCGGTGGACATTTCGAGCGAGAAGACCGCCGAGGGAGTCCCGGCTGCTGCCGCAGCCCGTGCTATACCCAAGGCGAACGCGGTCTTCCCTACGCTCGGCCTGGCGGCTACGATGGCCATCTCCTGACGCCGGATGCCTCCGGCCAGGGTTTCGTCGATATCCCGATACCCGGTTGGGACGGCTACCCCAGCCGTAGGGTCGTCCAGGGAGGCTACGTAGGCCACTGCCCCAGGCCCAACCCCCACCGCTCCCCCGATCGTTGTCCCTACGGCTGCTAATAGGCTCTGAAGGCCATTCTCGACGATACTCCCGGCCTGTTCCTGGGCCAGGCAGGCCGACTCCAGCAGAGCTTCTGCTGCCTGGGCTACGGCTCGGAGCCTCGCCTTCTCCCGGACGATCCCTGCGTAGTGGGCCACGTTCGTAGACCTGGATGCCCCATCCAGGAGGGAGGCTAGGTACGCCGGGCCACCCACGGCGTCCAGCTCCCCAGACCGGCCCAGTTCGTCCTTTACGGTGACCAGGTCAACGGCTACCCGGTTGGCCCGGAGTCGCTCTACAGCCTCCCAGATGCGCCCATGCGCCGACCTGAAGAAGTCCGACGCGGACAGCACAGTGGCCGCGTCAGCCCAGGCGTCGGCCTGGAGTAGCACCGCCGACAACAGCGCCTGCTCAGCCTCTAGATTGTGCAGACCTGAACGATCACTCATTCCAGCGGTACCTGATACAGCTGCGCCTGCAAGTGCTGTATCCGTGCGTCATACTCGCTCGCGATCTGCTGGTAGTCCTTGATTTGCTTCAGCAGCCAAGGCACGTCACATTCAAAGAGATATCCCGCAGCTGCCCTCTCCAGTATCGCCTGCACTCTTAGAGCGTCAGAATCTTTCTGTGGTAACACGATGATGTTCTCCGATATGCCAAACCATTGGCTGTAATGGCCCATGCTCTACCACTCCTGCACTCTCAGAGCGTCATCGGTCTTCACTCGTCCTGCCTTTCTGATCGGGAGCGGAGAGCACGCCTGTTACCACGAGGCATGGCCCTGAATGCGTCCACGGCTCGCCAGTCTTCTTCGTGCTTGGGCACAGCAGCGAACAGACGTGCGGTGCCGCGATGGTTAGCGCCTGCTCCAACGTGGAGACACGAGCGGAGAGAACTTCGATCTGTTTGGCGTCTTCTACGTTGCCAGCGTTGACTTCCCGCACGTCATCGCACAGTTGCTCGACCGCGTGCTTGAGTTCGTCCCGCTCTGCCGTCAGTGTCGCCGCCTGACCACGGAGTTCGTCCGCATACTTGGAGAGTGCCTTATAGTCTTCGCTCAGAAGGGCATAGTTAGTCTTCTCAAGTTCGTTCTCCTGCTGTGCGGTGGCGAGTTCGGCACGGAGGGAGGAGATAGCCGCGTCGTGCTCGTCAGCCAGCACGACCCATGTAGTTTTGTCGGCTACCGAATCTCGCGGATCGAAAGACAGATCGAACCGCTGGATCTCCTGCTCTCGGGTGTCAGCCATGACTTAATCCGCCTTCGCATTTCTCGCAATGTGCGTCGAAGTTGTTGATCCACACATCTCCGTCTTCGTCCACGGACACCATACCGGGGCATCCGCAGATCAACGGCTGGCCGTCGTAGAAGTTGCCGTCCTTGTCGGCCACGGCTCCATCATCTCCACAACACGAGCATTCCAAGGTGTCAGCCATGACGGGGAGTCTCCCTCATACAGCGAGTTTCAGAACCTTCGCTTTCCCGGTTTTTAGATATTTCGCGATGTCGTGCTCGACCATCTTCAGAATGAACTGGCCGCGCTTGGTGATATAGAAACCCGTGTAACCCGACCGATAAGGCTCGTCATTGCCCTTGTGCTCGACTAAACCTTCGCGCACCAAGATTCGCCACTGCCCGACGTGCCCAGATCGCGGCAGTCGATTGGTTGTATCCTCAGCGAGTTCCCGCAAAATCTGGATATGCAACCCGGTTAACGTTAGGGTCCAACTGATCATGGCTTCTCCTTCAACGGTGACGGGGGACGAGGAGGAAGCGGCAAGGCTAACTCCAGCCGCTCTACGATGTTCAGCATTGCTTGCCGATTGCCGCTCTTGGTGTTCGTGTACAGATGCTGTTCCGACGCCCGCTTCACATCCGCAAGGCAGTCTCGGTACCCTTTCTCCCAAAGCGCCTCTGGCGATGGAGAGGGAGCCGCCGACCCATCACGGAGAACACCGACCGTTCGCGACTGCGCCCCAACCTTCTCGCACAGTCGCATGATGTGATCCCACATCTCTGGCCGTAACGGCTTGCCCTCCTCGACCCGACGAGCTTCACGCCTAGCAATCGTGTAGACGTTATCGAGTACCCACCGCTCAGTCTCTCTGTTTGGTGAGGGAGAGGGAGCCGCCGACTTCTCCCGCGTCATGGAAGCCTCAGAAGGTCTAGAGCCATTGCCGAGAGCCCGCACTTCGAGCACACCAACGTCCCGCCATCGGCTGTCTTGTGCCACGCATTGAAGCCATGTTCTTTCCCGTCTCGGCAGAGTCGAATACCGCACACGAATACGGTCAACCTCTGTTCAGCCGTCTCTCCCTGGATCGGTTCGTGAGCCATCTTCAACCCTCCCTCTGCCGCCTGGCATACTCCGCCAACAACAACGCATCGGCAATCGCGTGCGTCACCTTGACCTTTGGAAACAACTCGATGGCCTTGTCCTTCGACACGTTCTTGTCTCCGCCGGTTCTGCAGCCCATAAACTTCTGCCACTTCTGCGGCGTCACTTCGGTGTAATCCACGCACATCGCTGTCAACGCCATCCGCAGACCGCCGTAGCCACGCCCAAACGTGAACGCGGAGACCACGCCCATCTGCGGAGAAGACCGCACCAGCTCCAGCACGGCGTGCGTATCTGACATGCCGAGACTGTGCCCGTCGAGGAACTCCAAAATGCGTTGCTCCTCGGCTGGCATCTTGGTGGCGGCCACGAAGTTGCCTTCGCCGTCCACCACCGCCATGCCACCGCCTTTCCCTGGATCAATCCCAATATAGGTGCGCATGGCTCAGAACGGAATGTCGTCGTCTGTAGGTGTTACTTGCTGCTGGCCTGAGTCGTCTGGCCCGTATGCTGAATCGTCCCTCTCGGTGCTCCGCTCGCTGCGCTCTCCTCCGCCGCCGAGCATCACCACCTTGTCGCACCGGATCTCCGTGGTGTAGCGTTTGTTCCCGTCCTTGTCATCCCACTGCCGTGTCTGCAGTCGGCCTTCGACGTAGACCTGCTTGCCCTTGGTCAGATACCCGCTGATGCTCTCGCCCATCTTGCCCCACAGCACGACTCGGTGCCACTCGGTCTTCTCTTGCTTGGATCCGCTCTTGTCGTTCCACTTCTCCGTGGTGGCCATATTGAGCGTGCAGACCGCTGCGCCGCCAGGCGTGTACCGCAGCTCCGCATCGCGTCCAAGGTTCCCGACTAGGATGACTTTGTTCACGCTACCCATTGTTGCTCTCCTCGCGCTTCCGCTTCAGAAGCGCAATCTCTGCGTCCAGATACCACTTCGCCTTTTCAAGATCCTGAATGTGATCGGCTCCGTCCTTCTTGCCTGCTCGGCAGATGTACTTCGTGCAGTTCCCGAGATAGTAATCGAGCCCCCACCCGTAGACAACCTTGTGGTGCTCGAACGTGTCTTCTGCACCGCCGTAGTGCGCTGGATGATCGACGGTTTCTGGCTTGAAAGGGTTAGGCCAGCTGAACCCGTGGTGTGACCGGTGATGACCAGCATGCCCGATAGGAAGGCAGCATCCAACCAAAACGCCGCTGGCAGTATTTGTCGCCTCGCAGTCTCCGCCGCCGTTCATGCC